TTAACCACTTGAATATGCGGTTATGCGTTAAGGCTATTGCTATGAGAATCATGAGCTTGCAAAAGAGCTTTTTCATGGGTTTGGTGCCTGTGAGGTATTTAGGGAGGTCAATAGACCTTCAAGCCGAGCTCTTAATGCGCTCATGCAATCTTTTGTCACCCCCACTCTTAGCCGTTGAATTGTTGGCTGAGAGCATGGAGCAACGCGTCTTGCGATTTCTGAATCAGATAACCCATGCTCTGAAATCGACTTCAAAATTGTTTGTATTTCCCTCATGTTTTCCATTCTATACGCAAATGAATAGTTATAGCAATACGCAAATGGAAGTATTTTTGCAATGATCTATACAAGCGTGCATAGTCCTATGATGGATTTAGCCAAACAAATAGATCAGGCCATGCGTGAATGGAAGCCAAAGAGGCTTTCTCAGGCTGAACTAGCTAGGCTTTCAGGAGTTCCACAGCCTACAATCTCGCGCACCTTAAAAGGTGACTCAATACCTGAGACCGAGACCTTATTACGTATTTCAAAAGTCTTAAAAATAAGTTTTTCAGGCTTAGACTTCAAAAATAATCACCCTCAAATTACAAAAAATGATGAGGAAAAACTTTTATCGGACTATCGACAGCTGACTGATTTCAATAAAGGCCGCTTAATTGAAAAGGCAGACCAATTATTGATGTCCCAGGATAAAAGTAAGCATAAAAGTCATACAACTCCCCACAAGATTCAAAAAAAGGCAGCGTAAGCCATCATTTGCCGGGGAATCGGCTAAGATCCTACTCTTCCCATTCAAGTTTTTTTAATAAATTAATGCTAAAAAATCTAACTTATTTTTATATACTTTTTTTAGTTGGTTGCGCGCAAATGGGAAAAATGGACTACACCACATTTGAGCCTGTCATTACAAATGGCTCTCCAAATGAATTTAAGTACATGGTTAAATCCAATATTTTTAATCCAGCAAATGACCAAACCAGTGAAGCCGAGCGATTTCAATGGTTAGACATGTGGCTTTCAGACAATAAAATGTGTCCAAATGGTTACGTAATTATTAGCAGAAAAGCTATAGATCTAGGTTATTCAGACGCTGTAAAACACATTTATTACGTTGGAAAATGTAAATAAATACAGTTTTTTTCCTTTTTTATTCAGTATTTTCCCTAGCTTTTTCAAGCAAACCACTCTCTGATTATTAGCTAAACCAATATGGAATAAGGCTTTAAAGCCTATTTCAGCATAAATTTACCTATTTCATAATTTATTCATTTGCGTATTGCTTTATCTATTCATTAGCGTATAGTTTAGCCATGCAACACCAAATCAACTTTCAACAACCCAGCCTTTGGCACTTCTGCGCATTTGCGCACGATGCCGGGATTGGCGAAGAGAACGAGGAGGAAGTCATGACTCAATTAGCAAACATAGAGATTGTTCCATCAGCCAATAAAACGATAAGTATTCAAGTTAAAAATTTAAGCGGCGTTTGTTTAGTTAAAAAGCTAATCAACAGGACTGATATTGCCGCCAAAAACATTATCGATATTGAACTCAAAGCTATTACTTGCTCCAGCAACGATTTGCAAATCGAGTCCGGGCGCCAATGTAGTCGTAATGATTGTCCCATCAGAAAAAACAATTCTGATGTTTGTAGATAGCCCAGGTTCGGCAATGTATTTAAATTTTGATCCGGCTGCTAATGAAGATTTCACGATGATTTCCATGTTTGTTAGAGGTAACAACATGGTAGCACCGCCCCTTAAAGGTGCTTGGTTATGGGGTGACACCTCGGAAAGACGGGGATTTTTAAAGGAGGAAGTCATGACTCAATTAGCAAACATGGAGCTTGCCAAGTGCAAGGCCATTCTAGGGATGCAAATCGATGTTGACCGCTTTGGTCAAACATGGGATCGAGCCAATACCAACGCCAAAGAAATTCTCGCCAGGAGCGGAGGCCTTGATTTAGAGGTCACCCTGCTCCCATGGGTTGATGTGCCGTATGCAAAAAAATTGATTTTAAAAGGCGCTGCCAAGCGGTTTAAGGCAGATTTTTCCGAAATTATCAGGAGCATCACACCATGATTTACCGATCCGCACTAGGCTGCTACGCCTGGACCCCAAGTTTTATGCGCCGCCGTTTTCCAAAACTGGAGACTGCGCTACTCAAATTCCTCTCATTTGTATCGTAAGAGGTGTACGTGGATAACTCATTCAAAAAATTCATGAGACGCATAAAGGACACCATTTGGTTCAAGCGCCACTGCAAGGGCTACACCTGGGACAAAGCATGGGAACTCGCTGGGAACGTGCTCTATGGCTAAGGCGGTCATTACTTTAGAAGATCTACCAAATCACCAATGTCAACTATCGGTGATTTTTTTACCACCCACCAATGGGGGATGGGAAAAGGTCAAAAACAGCGCTGCAGTTGCGCAAGCGGTTCGCATCATGAACGAATCCTTTAAGCCGTCCGGAGTGAATATGCGCATGGTCGATGGCGGCTTTGAAATCAAACAAGTGGGAGAGCAGTAATGGGAATTTTCGATTCAGTAATGAGCTTGACTAAGGATGTATTTGAAGTGGTATCGACTCCAGTAGAGATTGCCATCGATCTCGCTGATGCCGCGGTCAAGCCAATGGCAGAGGCTGCTAAAGAAATCAAAGACGACATCAAGTCATTAAAGGATTAATCATGGGATTACAAACATGCAAAGCCTCGACAGTCAGTCCTTGCAGCTTTATGACTATCGAAGAAGCTAGACGGGAAATGGGGCTAGATCAACCATATAAACGAGTCGATCTTCATATTGTCCTATCTTCATCCATCGACTGGTTACTACTAGCGCGAGAACCGAAACGTTTTCAAAAGTTATGGTGTCGCCCACTTGTAGCGCTTGTGATGGGAGTTCTAATTTTGCTGGGGAAAGCCCAAGTGATTTCAATAGGGATACAGCAGAATCCGAGCAAAGAAAATGGTAAGTAATTGGTTTCATTTTATGGATCACATAAACATATTGCGTGGGAGAAAGCTCAATTATGTCCGCATTTGATACGGCCGTCAGAGTTTTTAATTTCATCAAGTCTCACCCCGATTGCACTATTGCTCAGATTGCCTATGGCCTCAACATGCGCCCAGGCACGATCAAAGACGCGATCAAGCGCTTTGCGGATAGCTACAACGTCAATAAGAAACACATGAGAGCGCTTGGCATGAGAGGCGGTGTGGTATTGCACTTTGAGGCTAAAGATCCGCATTCATGTCCTCGCAATAAAAGAGCTCCTGAGGCGCTTTCAGTCACGCATCACCCAATCATGAGGGCTTTATATGGAATTTGAAATGACGGCCGCACAAGCGCTGGCCTTTGATGTCACTGTCGTAATCGTGTTTGCAATTTTGATGATTGTTTTTTTACTTAGGAATAAATAATGGCTTCAATTAATAAAGTAATTTTGGTGGGCAATCTTGGTAAAGATCCCGAGCTTAAATACATGCCAAGTGGTGATGCGGTTACCAACTTCAGTATTGCTACGACTGACAAATACAAAGATAAGCAAACTGGAGAGCCAAAAGAAACTACTGAATGGCACCGGATTTCAGCGTTTCAAAAACTGGCAGAAATTTGTGGCCAGTACTTAAAAAAGGGTTCTCAGGTCTATATCGAGGGTCGCATTCGTACTCGCAAATGGACTGATAGCTCAGGAGTTGAAAAATACTCTACTGAAATTGTTGCCGAAAAAATGCAGATCCTTGGTAATAAGCCAAGCGGACAGACCAGCCCAGGTACAAGTGCAGCCGAATACGCATCTATGGATCATCAAGCACCAGCCTCAGCGCCAAGCGCACCAAGCACGTTAGGCGCTATGGATGACTATATTCCATTTTGATTATGCGAAAAGGTCAAAAGAAATATCAATCTAAATCCCATGCAAAGCCATCACATAACTTGGTTTCTGTTGGAGCTAACTACCTTGCTTGGCGGTTTACTCCTGGGGGCTTACCTGGGCTATCTAATTTATTGCCTGTTTTGTGCAATTTTAAAGATCTGAAGAAATCATGAGTCAAACAAAATTAAGTAGTTTTATTGAAGCGTGCACACATACGGCCATTGGATTTATTTTCTCAATCCTATTGTCATTGATCGTTTATCCAATGTTTGGCCATGCTTTCACGCTAATGGAGAACGTGGGTATCACCACTATTTTTACGCTTGCCAGCATTGGTAGAGGTTACTTTGTGCGCCGTTGGTTCAATGCTCGCATTCATAAAACTGCCATGCATTTAGCAAAGGAGATTTAAGTGACGCAAACAAAATTAACTAACCCGAAAGACATTGTAGGCACTCGCAAAGCTCCTATGAGCACTGTCCCAGCTAATGTCATGGCAGAGGTAGGAGTTGCCATGCTAGAGGGTGCCTGCAAGTATGGTCGCCATAACTATCGCATTGCTGGAGTACGCGCATCGGTTTATTACGATGGCACTATGCGCCATCTCATGGATTGGTGGGAGGGTCAGGATGTGGACCCTGATAGCGGTCTATCTGATATTACGAAAGCTATTACCTCATTAGTAGTGCTTAGGGATGCCATGATTCAGGGAATGTGCACGGATGATCGCCCTCCTAGTGCTAAGGCCTTTCGTCAAGAACTTAATGCTAAGGCAGCTGAAATCATCGAGCGCTACCAACATTTAAGCCCTCAGCACTACACCATTGTTGATACTGGAGAGTATGAATGAATCCAGCCATGTTATGCCCAAAGTGCCAGGCTCCTGAGAATCGATTGATTCGGGTAACTGAGCATGAAAAACACAATTATTTGCGTCGTAGAAGGCAATGCAAAGCGTGTGAGTACCGCTGGAATACTTTGGAGATTGTTGAGAAAGAATTAGTAATCGAGGAGCAGGATATATGATTGATCAGCACCCTCATGCAGAGCTCATCAAGCTATGGGCCGATGGAGTAGTTATACAAAAACTATATAAGAGCCGGTTTTTCTTAGGTAAGAACTTTTTTTCTGAGGATAACTGGGTCGATGATAAAAATCCTACATGGGATTTCAACACCAAATATCGACCGAAGCCAAGCCAAGATCGCATTTTGCTAATGCATCTTATTTGCGTTAAAGGATTGCCGCAAATGAACCCATACGCTAAGCCAAACATTAAATTTGTATTTGATCACCTAACAGGCGAACCAAAAGAAGTGGAGATATTGAAATGATTGCAATTGAAGAGAATACTTTGCAAAACATGCTGATTGAATCAGCTAGGAGAGGCGCAGAGCAGGCATTTAGAAGATTTGTTCGGTACAACTATACGGAGGCAGCTAGATTGCTAAGTATTACTCCAAAAACCCTATCAAAGCGGGTAATGGAGGGAAAGTTAAAAGCAGTAGATGGGCTGATCTCTGGGGAAGAGATCGATCGTTATTTAAGGGGATGTTAATGAGTTGCGATAGAAGTTGTTTTGATAAAACACATTCAAACTTTGAATACGAAGATTGCTATACTTGCAATGGTAGGGATGATGGAAAACTTCATTTGCATCAATCCAAAAAAAGCGCAAGAAAAATAAACGCAAATGAACTTGCTGATTTCTTGCAAAACAAAGCAGAATCGGAATTAAATCCACGATTACAAGAAGCCGCCACCATGCTTCGCCAGCAACAAGCCGAAATTGATGCGTTAAAAAAGAAAATAATTAGCTTAGAGTTTTTAGCAAGGAAAGAGAAATGAACGCAAATGAACTAGCTAATGAAGCTGAAAAACAAAGTGAGCTTATTTACTTGGTAACAGATGAACGAGTGGCACAGCAGTTATCGCAAATGTTTAAGAATTACGCCACCATGCTACGCCAGCAACAAGCCGAGAACAGAAGATGTATAGAAGCACTGAATCAAATCGGATCAGGGACTATTACAGGAGAGGAAACGAATTACAAAGCCATTGTTTCAGTGATGCGTGATATTGCAAATGATGCTTTGTATGAATTAAACCGCAATACTATGATGACTTGGGATGATGTAGATAAAGAGGCGCAAGAAAAATGATAAGCAAAGACAGATTAAAACTTTGTGAATCTTTTGCAAAATCAAAAACTATTGCTGAATTGGAAAAAGAAAATAGTGAAAAATATTGGGAAAGTGTCAGGTTGGCTAGAGAATTATCAAGAGAATTTAATAGGCTTAACAGGGCAATAAGAAATTCTCGCCCTTGGTATAAAAAGATATTTGATTAAAGAGAAATAATGGCATTTATTGGAAATCAGATGTATCTACAAATCAATCAAGTCTTAATGGAGCGTGAGGAGTTGCTTTTGCATTTTTGCATTACCGGTGCATTTATCAATGAGCTTATGCAGATGGAACAACCATCAACTGGCAAATGGTGGATTCAATAATTTTAGTCTAGCCTAGAAGCCACATCCTCAGGGCTTGGATTGTAGTAATCAAGCGCCCTATTCATATCAGTCCACCCAAATATTTTGCACATATCAAAGACGGCCTGCTGAGCGCTAATATCTTTATTGCTTTTGAATGTCTTTGCAATCCAAGTGGCAGCCGTATGCTTGGAGTCATGAAAAGTAAATGTTTTCTTTTTATCGATGGTGCCGTCATCTAGGCGAATCGTAAGCCCAGATTCTTCACGAATATCCCTAAACCGAGCATCAAGGGTTTGAGGCTTTAAACCAAAGACAGATTTTTTATCAAAGCCTCGCATCTTCTCTAGGATACGCACGGCTTTGCGTGATAGCGGTACATCACGGCCAATGCCTTTACGTCGTCCTACTTTATCAAGTTCAATGACGACATATCGGGGATAGACATTCTCCCAGGTTAATCCGGTCATATCCCCAGCGCGCATGCCAGTACGCATCGCTAATAAAAAGCAAACCGCGATCGATTGGGTAATGCTAGTGATATGGCTAGAGACTGGATCGTAATCGAGTCCTCTGAGCATCTTTTTAATTTCGGAGCGGGTAATGAGCCGATCCCGAGCGGGTGGCTCTGCTGGCTTTTTGACATCCTTAACGGGGTTTTCTTTAATCCACTTCCACTCTTTACGCACGACTTCCATCATGGCCGAGAGAATTCCAAACTCACGCAGGACAGTACGGGGCTTGACAGTCTTTAGGCGCTCATCCCGAAAGATCCCAAAATCATCGGTGGAGACTTGGCCAATCTTTTTATCAAGCGGTAGCCAATCAGAGTGAGCCAAGATGGCATTAATGCGCAATTGCTCCCAGCGTGCACCCGTATTGCGAGGGCAGATCTCATCTCGATACTTCTCCAGGGCATTGCGCAACGTATGCTTTTCTCCAGGGGAGAGCTTTTTTTCCGTGAGAATCGATTGTTCATTCTCATACGCCCAGGCTTCAGCTTCGCGCTTGGTCGGAAAGGTCTTACTCTTTCGGATGCCGTGAACTTTGATTTGAATGCGGTAACCGCGATCTACTTTTTGCAGACTAGACATGAGGATTTTGTGGGGCTTTTGGTGGGGCTTTTGTGGGGCCTTGGGGTTCTAAAATGTTCTTTTTTGCAAGAATACATCAGAACGCTAAGACCGCAAACCCTTATATTTACTGCTTATTACTTTTTATGTGGAATTAAAAAGTAAATACTGGTGCCCGAGGCCGGAATCATGATACATTTAAAATCAATGATTTAAGGATATTTCGGGGCTTTTTTGGGGACTACATTATTTTTAAATCTCACGTTTATGGCAATCCAACATGTTTTTGTCCGTGATAACATCAACGTCTAGAGGAATTATATGAGAAAAAAATCTGCTTTCATTGTTGGCTTGATTAGTGGCATTTCTGCCCCAGCAACGATTTATGGCCATTCTCGCTACCCAATTCTTGAGGGTAATGACCTTTCTCGCATGCGCAGTGATGTTCGGCATGTAGGGAATGATTTTAAAACTGTACTCCAAAGGGAATATGGCCAGGTCAAGAATCCAGCAACGGCAAAGTAATCAGCCTACACAAGCACCACAAAATAAAATTGTTTCTCAGCACTGGAATGGGCCTTTACCTCCTCCGGCTGCTTTAGCCGACTTTGATCGAATCATCCCAAATGGTGCAGAGAGAATCATGGCCATGGTCGAGACCGAGCAGGCTCATCGAATTGAATATGAATCAAAAAGACTTGAAGCCCTAACCAGCGACACAATGCGCGGTCAATATATTGGCATGGGAATCTCTATTTTGGCCTTGGTTGGTGCCGGAGTGACTGCTTGGATGGGTGCCCATCCTACAGTTAGCATAGCCTTAGTAAGCCTTCCAGTTCTTGGAATTATTAAAGCCTTAATCTCTAGTAGATCATCTGAACAAAAGCCTTAGCGCCCTGATATTCGCTTCATTTTCTGCTGCATCTCATAGTCCTCGCGACACTCTGCATCGCAAAACCGACGGCTAGCCAATTGTTGATTGCAAAATAGGCAAAATCCTGTGATCTTTAAAGGTTGATTCTTTGCCCTGGCCGCTTGAATGGCAAGGTCCCGGTCACGCTCTTCTTTTTCAGTTGCTTGGTCGTAAATATCTGTCATGGCTTATCTCTTAGTTTTAATCTCCAGTAAATGCTTTCTTTATTCGCCCAGGGGTTGCGGGGTTTATAGATCTTGAATCCGCAATTGATGAGGGAATTTGATGAAGCAGGGTTATTGGTGGTATCGGTGATAAGCCAATTCCAGCCAATATCTAGTGCCTTGCGTATGCGTACCTGAATCAAGCGCTTTTGCAATGCATGGCCTGTATAGGCATCTAATACCCCAGCCCTGCAAAGATACCCAGCGTTATGCCAGGTTGCCGACCTTGCCACGCTACAAAAACCCACAGCCTTTCCAGTATCTAGGTACGCAATCCACCAATGGCCACACTTAGGGCTTAGCGGTACATCGGACGGCAAGATCTCTTTTTGCAGGTCCAGCAAGATCGATTCAATCGCTGAGCTTTTTCCATTGACTTTGCGAATGAAAAATCTCATTTTGTCCACCCTACCCACTCAGTCTTTTTCAATTCCTTTTTACGCTCGACATTGACGGCGCAGCTAAAGGTAATGCCATGGTTCGGATGGGTAATCCATAGCGCTTGGCGAGGAGGCTCATAGCCAAAGTTATTAGCGTAGGCGTATTCGTCATAGCCCTTTAGTGAGCCATTGACGATCAAGCGCTGAAGCTGAATCAGTTGATGCCAATGGCCTAATAGCATCGTGTCGTATTCCTGATCGATCTGCGCATTACGGCTACGCTTTTTATGATCTCCGCGAATGATTGGGCCTAGTGCGCCAATAACGCCATCACCACCTCTAAATTGATCGCCATGGGTTAATAGATAGCGGTGGCCATAGATGGAGTAATAGGCATCAGAGCCATCAGGAATTAAAAACTGTATGCGCTTATCTCCCTCAAATCGCTTGGCCAAGAATTGATAGAGTAGCCAATCAAAGTTTGTGTAGTTACGATTTTTAGCTTGAATCTTGAAGGTATTACGCCCGTGGTTGCCTGAGACGCAAGGGACAAAGACTTTTCCAAACTTATCCGCTAATTGCTCAATACACCATACTAGGACCGCCCAAATATCTAGGACGGCTGGCATCAGCTCCATATCGTTAGTGGTGGCTAACTCGGTATGAATATTCCCGCTAAACATATCGCCACCTAAGATAAAGACAATGCCGGGGTACTTAGGGGTTTTAAGATGATTAAAGCAAAGATCGATAGCCGTCTCAATCATTGCCCTAGCGCGTTGCTGAGCGATCTCTAAATTGTATTCATTGACTCCACCGATCTGCTTAGAATCGACATTCTCCGCCCAGTGCCAGTCAGAGGCAAAAAGGCTTGGGACTCCAGTAATGTCATTTTTAGGCGCACGCAATAACCAGTTAGGCACATCCAAATTGGAATCGACTAACTTGATAATTTTCTTTTTGACAAACTCAGAAGAAAGCGTTTCTTGCTCATGAGATTTCATGGCCGTCTCTAATGCGCGAATCTTAGCCTTGGCCTCTGAAAGCTGCTGAAATGCATCGGCATCTTTATCAATTGTGATTTTTTTATGGTTTGGTACAAATCCTCTTTTTTCAGCCTCCATCAAGCGCATGCCGTAAGTTGATGCAGCCAACTTCAAGGCATCGGCGGCTTTTCTTTTAATGCCAAATTTATGAAAAGCATCAACTACATCTTGAAGCTCTTTATCCGTTAATCGAGATGCCATATACAGTTTTCCTTATTGAGAAGCTGATTTGAGGGATTCAATTTGATCGGCTACTTGGCGGTACTTTCCATGGTTTTCAACAATGGTGGAGAGTACGGAAGCAAGGTCAACGGGGGAGCGGAGATAATCAGTGCTGGATGGGGTTGATTCAGCACCACGGGCGCTGGCGTTGAACAGCCGAATAAAACCATAGCTGACATAGCAGCTGTTACCACCCATCCCAAAAGACGAGTTGGTATAGATAGCTTTGACTTGTGATTGATAGTTTGCATTTTTGTTTTGCTCTTCCTGGATGAGTTTGAATAACTGGGATACGGCAAGATTGTTTTTTGCTTGTTGCGCAGATAAGGCTTTTTCGTAGTTTTGCTTGCGGGTTAATTCATCTTTACTAATCTTGGCTTCGTAATAATTCGTGCGATAACTAGAGCCAAAATAAAATCCACCTGAAGCCGATAGCACGCTAGCAATTAATACGGCTATTACTGCACTGGGGATAGCGCTAAAAATATTTAATGGGTTCATAAAACTCCTTGTAAGCACACTTGCATTTCTTTATTTCGCCTTTTAACAAGGCCTGGTAGTGGAATTGAAATACCAGCCACTTTTGCATTTACCCATCTTGGCAATTGCTCACAAGCCTCTTTAATGCGTCCAGTTGCAAGCAAACGGGCTGCAGTGCTCTTTTTCTGATTGCAGGCTATGGTTGGACCCATATTGAAAACAGCATCTGCAAAGGCCGCTAAAACAGGCGCAGGCAATCCAGGAGCGCAGCGCTCAACAGCGCTAATCGCCTGCCTCATGTCATCGCTGAGATATTGATCACACTCGGCTATCGAATATTGCTTTTTAGGGTCAATATCGGGCCCGGTATGTCCCCTGCAAACAGTCAAAATTCCGGGCGGGTCGTAATAAGCCCATTGCCGAAGCCCCTCCGCTGGGATAGCCAATGCAGTAGCAATCGCAGTTGCAGCTGCGATTCGTTTCTGACTATCGTTCATACGTTTTTCTGAGCTACCAGGCGGCTAATAAACCCAGCGGAGGCGAAGAATCCTGAAGCTAAGGCAAACATGCCAGGGCTTAGGTAAGACGATCCTAGGAGGCTATTAAAGACCTCCGCAAAGGAAAACAACGCAGCGAGTATGGCAAAGCGGATAGACCATGCTTGTTTAAGAATGGTTTTCCAGTTTGGATACAGTTTGATCCCCATGATTAGGATTTCATCCCAAATGCGGCTTTAATACCATGCCATAGGGCAAATAGCATGCCGCCAACTAATCCCGCCACAATGACAAATGAGCCATGGTCAGACATTTTTCTGAGTTTTCTGCCAAAGCGCAGGTCCTCCCTAAACTCTTCAACAGATTCAGGCTTATCAATATCTACGCCGAGTATTGCAAAGGTCTTTTTAATAGCGGCATCGACTGAGCGCTCGATGATTTCATTCTCGGGCAGGCAGCCATGGTGTTCATGATGATTTTGATTCATACCATTCCTTGCAATAGTTATAAAAAAAGCCCCGTGAGGGGCTTAGCTACTACTTGGTAAAAAATTATTCAAAATCCGATTTATCAAACCCAAAGCGATGAATGGTCGATAAATCCTCAATATCTGACCATATCGGCTCAATTGCTTCGCCTTCATATCCGGGCATGCCGTATCCATCGGGATAAACAGCAATATTTTGCTTGCGTGTCATGCTTCCTTTCAGGTATTCAATAAAAATGCCATAAGCCGGAGTGCCAGCCAATGCGTCTAAATCTTCGCGTGTATTAATTACAGGTAATCCCATGATGTTTCTCCATCCAAGTAAAAAGATTGTGTGTATCTGCCCATGCAGCATGGCCAGCCCAGGAAGCAATAAACTTCTGTAAAGCAATGTGATCTTGATGATGCACATATTTAGCGATTTTTCGCTTAGCGCGAAGAACCGAATCTTGTCTTAACAACTTATAGGTAGGCCATATTCGGTAGCCTAAAAAATTGATTCCCCTGCCGACACCGGAGCTGGACCACTTACTGATTCGCATCTTCATGTGCTCGGCTGAGAAATCTTGAATCTTATAAAAATCATCACGCAATCGAACGGGATCATCGCCTAGGATCACGATGTCATCCATATACCTAGCCCAGCGTCGATGTCCTAATTGTGTATGGATATATCGGTCAACCATGCCACCATAAACATTGGCAAATAGTTGGCTAGTAAGACTCCCAATCGGTATTCCACAGCCTTCATTGGGGATAATTTCTCTCAATATGGAAAGCGTCTTATTGCACCCAATCTTGCGCTCAATCAAGCTATGCAATATTTTGCGATCAATGGACGGAAAAAATTTGCTGTAATCCGTTTTCAGATAATGTGTCGCTCCAGGCTTGCGTAGCTCTGATTGAATAAATCTCACTCCAGCATGGGTACCCATTCCAGGGCGGCATGCAAAAGTATTGTGTAGCAAGGTTCTCTCAAAGATAGGTCCAATCACATTACAAACGGCATGCTGCACTAATCGGTCTTTAAAGTTCAGCGCCGAAATCAATCTTGGCTTTGGCTCAAAAATGACAAATTCTCTATAGGGGCCTAGCGTGTAAGCATCGTCAAGCAATTCCTCACGCAGATTAGTAAGGTTGACATGGGCATATTCTTTAAATTCCAAATACCCAAAAGTCATCCTCTTGGCTTTTGTCGTTTTTGCGTATGCCTCTTTGAGATTATCAACAGTAGTAATTTGATCAATTAAATTTTTGTGTCTTTTCATAAATTGTCGGTTGCAATCTTCACTTTGGCTTGTAGCCATCATTACCAATTGCAATACCGAACCTAGAAGCGTGTTTCCCGAAGGAGGATAAGCAGGCTGACCACATTGTTA